GGTTTACGTCAAGGTTGGGAAAGAGGTTCTAACTGGCAAGCTCTAGTAGCTTCTTCTGTAAATTCTGATCAGTTAAGCCAGCAGTATTATTACCTAGATGCCGATGACGAAGACGATTATGAATTACGTGATGTTGGTCAAGGTGCTCCAATTCCGGTTGGAACAATCAAACTTGGCGATAACAGCATTAAAATGCATAAACGTGGTCGTGGTATTGAATGGACAGATGAAGCAAAACGAGCAAACATTGATATGGTTCGTTTATGGCTTGGGAAATTAGGTCGTCAATTAGGACGACAATATGAGAATGTAGCCGTGAAACGTTTGTTGAACGGTTATTTCAGCACGGGTGAGGACAGCCCTAGAACGCTGGGAATCCAGACTGCGGGTGATTTATCGCTTGCTGATCTGTTCTATGGTTCTGCATTTATGGAGCAAGAAATGGGCTTCTCTCCTAAAATGGCAATTATGAATTTGGAAACAGCGTACAGAATCACAACTTTACGTGATGGAGACGCTTATATTTACCGTAACGAAATTCAAAACGGTCAATTTGCCGATGTCGTGAACTCTCCACCATTTATTTCTTCTCAAGTACCAGATAATCGTATCGTGTTAGTTGATACTGATTACGCACTAGTACGATACGAAGGAAAGGCGTTTGGTGTTGAATCTGAGCGTTCGGCTAAAACACAGGTTGAAGGTTCTTATGGAACTGAAATCAGTGAATTCGTAACGTTTGAGAAAGACGCTCGCCTAGTATTGACTTTAGATACTGCACGATGAGTGAGAATGTAAAACTGTGGCTCCTGTTGCTTTTCTTTGGAGCCATTTATTGCGTCATACTTTATTTTTTAGGAGGTTATGTAAATGGCTGAGAAAAAACAAACTAAAACAACGGCTGCGTCTACAGAAGATGTAAAGAACAATGATGAACTGAAGCTTTCAGATTCAGAAAAAGATGCATTGGAAGTGCAATCTGGTAAGAATTCTGGTCAGAAATACAAATTGAAAGACCCAGAAACTTCTTATCAAGAGCCAGAATTTACGTTGGTTGGAGATCAGGAAAAAGAGTTACCAGAGTTTCCGAGTGCTGATTTAGTAGCTCGTATTCAGTCAGGCTTTATTGTTAAGGCTTGATTGGTATGTTTTTAACTGTTGAGGAATTAAGAGCCTTGTCTACTTTTGATGAAGTGGCAGGGCTTGACGATAATACAATCAACGGCTACATGCTACGTGCAGATGCTTGGATTAGAAGAGCTACTAAACGTAGTGATTTAGCAAGAACAACGAATGAATCTATTCAGCAAGATTTAAAAATCGCTACTCTTTTACTGGTTGAGTACATTTGGTATTGGGATCAGCCAGAAACGAAAGAGCAAGCAATTTCTCACGATGACACTGTAAAGCTTGGTTCTTATACGTTCAATAAGGACAAAGCAAGGTTAGGTGAGGAAACAGGAAACGATGAACTGGACGGCATTTTGAAGTCTCTGAGATACAAACCAATTACTGGCGCAATCTTTTCCGTGAGGAATGGTGATTCATGAGATTTATAACAATGCTTAATCATCGTTGTACTTTGTTCATACAGGGTGAAGTGACAGGGCAGGACGATTACGGAAGGGATATTGTCAGCAACATTGAGAGCATGAATGTTCCATGTAAGCTTGATGAAACCGTATTTCGTGCTGTTCAAGATGACACTGGTACAGATACGATTCTTGATTCTATCTTGTTTTTGCATCCAGATTATAAGGTGGATTTAGGAACGACAATTCTAAATATCGTTGACTTAGAAGGAAACCCTGTTGTACAGGGTTCTTTTTCTGTTCAAGACATTCACCCTATCTATTCCCTTAAAAAGCTTCATCATTTTGAAGTGACATTAAGGAGGACGTAAAAAATGGCAAAAGGTAAAGATGGAATTCATTTCAACATTGATATTGATAGAGCGACTTATGATTGGTTTAACCAAGTAGCTCCACACAAATTGAAAGAGGCACGTAAGAACGCTGTGAAAGCAGCGGGAATGGTTTGGGCAGATGAAGCAAAAGCCATCACGACAGAAGAAGACCATATTGACACTGGTTTATACGTCAATTCAATTGGTTATTCTACCGGTTCTCCTTCTAGTCCTATCAATGAGTTACAGGAAGGCGCAACTGAAACGGCTCTTGATACTGGAGCCAATGTTGTTTATGCAGAGCCTCTTGAAAAGAGATTCGGAATCATGGCAAGGGCTTTAGATCGTGGTAAGGAAAGAATGGAACGTGTTGCTGAAACGCAAGTTAAGAACACGTTGAGGTTATAGGATGGATAACAGACCTACAAGACCTGCTCCAATTCCAGAAAGACCGTATTTTAAAGCTCCTTGTATGCACCGATTCCGACATATTGATACGAGTAAGTTTAAAGTCACTGGTGAAGGTATGGCGTACAAATTGAAAGTGGTTGACCGTTATTATTGCGAGAAGTGTTTAACTTCAAAGGTGAAAGAGAGCTTCTTCGAGATTGGAGAGTACAGATGATTGACTACATTGATCCCATACCTCCGGTTCGTAAATTCTTAGATGACCTTATACCTGAACGAGTATTCGGCAACACTTTCCCTTCGACAGTGGCACTCCCAGCCGTATTGGTTCGCAATATGGGTGGGACTGATTATACAAGGCTTCAACTCCTTGTTAGAGCAAATGATGATATAGCTGCCATGCAGACCTTGATTCGAGCCATGAATTCACTAGAAAGATATGGTTCTAATATTCAAGGTCTGCGTGTTTTATGGATAGAGCGAGAAGTGGCTCCTATCTCTTCCACCGATGAAGATACAAATAAGCCAGAAGCTTGGTGTTATATGAGAGTCGAGACCTTGCAAGATTAAAGAATAGGAGGTTTTCAGAATGGCAGATAGCAAGAAATCCAATGAAACCAATGACACTACAACTAGCAAAAGCACGACTACGACAAAGATTGAAGTAGTTGGGCCTGTTGACACTGCTAGTGGTGCAAATATCTTGCGCTTTAATCGTGATGCAAAAACGAAAGAGCCAATTGATATTGTCCCAGGGCAAGTTTTAACCGTTGGTGGTAACTCTGGAGACATTACGAAAGCAGAAGCAGAACGCCTTTTATCTTATAACCGATGGGAATTTAAGGAGGTTGAAGAATAATGCCAGATATTTATTCAGTGAATAGCTCAAATATCGTTGGTGGTGCTGGTCGATTAGTTGTTAAGCCATTTGATGGTACGTACCCAGATAGCATTGGAGAAGTAATGGACCTTACAAACCCAGAGAGATTAATGAGTCCTTGGACAGATGTTGGTGCAACTACAGACGGTATCACAACAACTCGTGGCTATGATTCAGATGACTTTGAGGTAGATCAGCGAATTGGTGCTGTTGATACGGATATTACTGGATGGACTCACGGACTAGAAACAAACCTAGCCGAGAATACTCCTGCAAACCGTAAGTTAGCATTGATTGGTGGGACGATTGTAGAAACGCCTCCAACATTAGGAACGGCTACAACGTTAACTGCTCCTAGTGCTATTAATGCAACAATTCTTACGGTGGCTTCATCTACGGATATTACTGCAGGTTCGTTTGTACAGATTTCTGAAAGTGGTAATTCTGGAGCTGAAATGAAGCAAGTAAACCGTGTGCAGGGGAATACTCTATATTTAGAAACTCCTTTAAGTAACAGCTATACAACTGCAGCGTCTGTACGTCCTGTTACAAGCTTAGGTTCAAGACGTATGGGTTATGGAACACCACAAAATATTCCGATATATACTGTGGCTCTTATTAGCCAGAAGAAAGACGGTTCACTTTACATGGCAGTCTTCCGCAAATGTAAGGTGGCGGGTGATGATAAAGACCAGACTTTCGAGAAGGGCAAGCGTACAATTCCGTTGAATATGAGTGCTTTCCCTGTCGATGGTGTAGCCCAAGAAGAGAACGTTTATTATGAAATTGAGACAGTCGTAGACGCGACTCCCTGATATAGCAGGAGAATATGTGGAAGTAACCTTGGCTCAAGATATTGACCAAGGACCATATTATTCTCCTGCTGTTGACGTTTCTGGATATGACCAAGTATCTATTATTCTACAAACAACCGCAGACGGAACAATGGATGTAGATGTTTCTCCAGATGGAGTTTCTGGATGGACTGACTATGGTGCAATGGATTTAAGAGCCAATGAAAAGGCTGTTTACCAATTGCCAATGGGTTCTAATAGAAGTCTACGCTACACGGTTAACACGGCAGGAAGCATAACTACGTCCTATGTGTTCATGGGAGGTTATGTAAATGGCTGATTTGTATGCTAACTTTGGAGCACTAAGAAAAGCTTATAAAATGAGAACTCAATTTGATTTAAGAATGAAAAAACGTTCCTCTGGAATCATTTATCTGACTCCTCATGGTGGAGGCATCGAGACAGGGGCGAGTGAATTGTGCGAGTTCTCATGTGATCCAGAGGATTCTTACTTTATTTTTGATGCTAAATTGAGCACGGGAAACAGTGATATGCATGTAACCAGTACTCATTTCGATGAGCCTAATGCTCGTAGATTGGTAGCTCAACATGATATAGCTGTCAGTTATCACGGCTATTCTGATTCGGCTGTAAAGAATACAAAAGTTGGTGGGCTTGATGAACTGTTACGTAATTATATTGGCGAGGAATTTACTGCTGCAGGAATTCCGTGGGAACAGGAACCGTTTGAGTCAAGCATAGCAGGAGCTGAACCAGATAATATTTGCAATGTGACTAGGAGGGGTATGGGTGTTCAGTTGGAAATCTCAACTTTACAACGTACTTCTTTTTTTGGTACGAACACAGGGGCGCAAAGACGAAACACTAGATTAGCTGAATTCGATAATTATGTAGCAGCCGTGAAGCGTGCCGTAGCAAGAAGAAAAGCAGAATTATAATAATGCATGTAAATATGGACGTGTGGGTTTACCTGCACGTTCATGTTTATGTGTAGATAAATATGGAGGTACAGAATGGAAGCAGCTTTAAAAAGACTAGATATTGAGAAGACATTGGGCAGAGTGGAATTAACAGATGGTAAGAATAGATTGGATGTACCACGCCTTTCTATGAGCAAGATTATTCAAATCGTAAAGTTCTTGGGCATTGATGGGGCAAAGCTATATGACCAATCCCAGAAGATTATTGCTGATAAAGAACTGGACGATGTAACAAAGATTGCTCTTATTTTAGAAGGTATTGAGGATAAGCAATTGATTCGTATTTTTTCAATCCTTCTTGATCTTGACGATGAAGATACACTTCAATTGGACATTAATGAAATGCTTGACGTTATCTTGGTTTATGTGGAGAAGACAAACATTGCTAAAACTTTTTCTCAAGTCCGTCAGTTGTACAAAGTGATGTTCAAGAAGGAACTGCCGGACATTCAAACATGGTTGAAACAACGTCAGGAAATGGCTCAGGAGCTTCAACAGAAACGTCTGGAAGCACAGGAGACAGTGGAACAAGAGGAACAGAAGGAAGCGAAACAGGTAGAGGTTGGGACGAATTAATAGAACGATGGATAGACATGATAGAAACGGTTTCTTCTCATTTTAGCTATACAGAAGAATACGTGTTAGACCATTCATTAGATTGGGTTTTCAGAAAGTATTCCCAGGCTCATAGGGAAATGTGGGAGCAGAGCACGATCCGTACGCAAGAAGGATTTAAGAGCTTAATGCTTGTGTTTGATTCTCTTATGAACAAAGGACGTAATTTTGACTCCATTCTTCCACCAACTTATGAGAAAGCTATGGAATTAGCATCTGATCAGGAGGAAAAAGAATCTGAATTCGTCAAAGGTGAATGGTGGTTAAAAGGAAAAAGTAATTCCCTCACTACATAACAGTGAAGGGCTTTTTTATTTCTCTTAAAAGGAGGTGAGTTAATGGCAGAGGTAGGTTCAGCGAGAGTCAGAATAACGGCTGATGATTCACAGGCACGGTCTACACTGAGCGGATTTACCGGTTTCCTTAAAAAGACTGCAGGAATTGCAAGTGGTGTTATGGCGGGTCTTGCTCTCTTTGAAGGTATGAAGGAATCAGTAAAAGCTATTGGAGAGGCTACGATTGGTGCCAATGCTTCTATGGAGCAATATGAACAGACATTAACAGTCGTGTTAAAAAGCCATGAGAAGGCAAAAGATACGCTGAAATGGGCTTCTAAATTCGCACAAGAAACGCCTTTTGAAATCCCAGACATTGTTGAAGCAACAACTCGATTGAGTTCCTATGGAATGAACGCCCAGAAGGTATTGCAAGATACAGGGGATATGGCAGCCGTTATGGGAAAACCTTTAATGCAAGCTGTTGAAGCTGTAGCTGATGCACAGACTGGTGAATTAGAACGTCTTAAAGAGTTCGGTATCACTAAGAAAATGATTATTGACCAGTCCAAGAAAATGGGAATGGACGAGATTGTGAATTCTAAAGGTCAGATTACGGATTTAGATAACTTCAATAAGGCTTTATTTGCCCTTATGCGTAGTCGTTATAAAGGCGGTATGGAATTACAGTCTCAGACTTTCAATGGGATGATTTCCAACGCAAAGGATTCTATGGGAACGTTGATGCGTGAATTATCTAAGCCTGTTTTTGATAAATTGAAAGATGGCATGAAAACAGTCCTTCCGGTCATGACAAGCTTCACCTCTTTTGTAAAGGGTGATGTAAAAGTCG